GAACTTGGCGGCGCGGTAGCCGTCCTTGGCAGAGCGGAATTGGTCGATTGCCGTCTTGGCGTCCTCCCGCCAATCCTTTTCCGTCTTGCCCGCAAGCTCAATGGCGGACATCCAATAGCGGTGAAAGTCCTGCTGCGACTTGATGGTCTTCGCGAGCGTATCGACTGTGCCGGTGTCGGCGCTGGTCACGTTGTCTGTCGTCTGGCCGTTCATGCGCCTTCCCGTTCTTTCCGGCGCGCGGATTGGCGCTCTATCATCTCTTTTATGGACAGGTTCGAGGCGATGCTGCCGTCGAGCGTGCCGATGAAAAAGTCCGCCGTGGACTTGGCAGGCGGCTCAGCTGCTTTGATCGCTCGCCAGCCTACCGCGAGGTAGCGATAAGCGTCTGCCGGGTTGGATGCCCAATCGTGAAGCGGCGTCGGCTTGAACACCTTGCGCTCCTCGTCGTATTCGGCGCGGTACTGCTTCAGACCCTCAAGCCCTTCAGCGCACTTGCTGCGATCAAAGCGCGACAGGGGAATGGTCAGTCGGCCGGCGTTGATGCCGTCCATGCGGGCGTGATCTGGCACTAGCTCGGGCTTCAGGCCCAGCCGGCGCATGGTCTCAACGCGGGTGCGGCCGGTTCCCCACTCGCGGACCATTGCATCGTGCGGGACAAGGCACGGGCCGTAGGTGTAGCCCTTCTGCTCCATGACCTCGGCGTAATGCTCGACGCCGACGCCCGATGCTTCATAAAAGTCCACGATGTTTACGCCGCCGGCCATGATCTGAAAAAACCAGATGGCCGTGCTGTCCTTCACGCCCAAATCCCACGCCGTGTAGACAGGGCTGTCAGGATCGACCGGGACATCGCACACTCGGCCTTCCCGCTCTGCCTGGGCAATTTCCTTGCCCCAATACGCGCCCTGGATTGCGGCCTCAAACGAACACTCAAATTCCTGCTCGTACTGTTCCGGGGTCATCAGCTTGCGGGCTGCGGTCAATTCGTCAGCATCCACGAGGCCGGTTTCCGACGCCTTGAGCATTACGCCGTACCAATCGGGATCGTTCTGGGCCTGCTGCCAAGCCTTGTGGAAGTCGTTATGCCCTCGGGGCGTCCCGATGATGGTTAGCGAACCTTTACGATCCGACAGGGCCGGGCGGATAATTTCCGGCAGCACGCGGGGCCGCATGTCGGCAAACTCGTCCAGCACGCAATCGTCCAAATAGATGCCGCGCATGCCGTCCGGGTTGTCGGCCCCGTAGAGGCGCACCCTGCCACCGTTAGGGAGGTCAACGCGCAACTCGCTCTCGTTGGCCTCTGCGCCCGGAATGGGCCGCGTGAACTCCTTCAGGTACGTCCACGCCACGTCCTTCGATTGCTTGTAGAGCGGCGAGATATAGGCCACGCGCGGGCTGGGGCGGTCGCATGTCAGGGCCGAGCGAATAAGCTGATTCACGCTCGCCACCGTCTTGCCGGCCCTACGGTGCGCCACGATCACGCGCCAGCGCTTGCTGCTCTCATGGTAGGGCAGGAAGGCGCGGCGGGGCGCGTAGGGGATCGTTACTGGCTGGGCAACCATTGGACTGCCAGTAGGATTGGCCCGGTTCCACCCTCGCCTGTCTGGGGCTGCGGAGACTTGCCGTGCGCGCGGTCTAGAAGCTCCTTGGCAGCCGACACGCGCGCTGCGTCGCTCTCGCTGGCCTTCATAATCTGGGCCAACGTAAACAAGGCGGCCGGGGTGTACTTCTGAGCCGCAGCCTTAACGTCGGCGGTCGCCCTATTGGGCGTGCCCCTAACTCGTCCCCCGCGTCGTTCGCCGGGTTTCGCGCCGCGTTTGCTAGTTGTGGCTACTTTTGTAATGGGCTGATGCTCTGTTGTGGAGCGGTCAGCCCAATCAGGTATTGAGTTGTGACTTAGAAAGTCAAGCGTAAAGAGCGGCGGGCGTTGCGATCCAATGGTAGCGCATTATCCGCCTGCGGCCGGTCTTTGGGCCTGCGGTGTATCCAAGGCAGAGCCGGCGGCGTGTCACCGTCTCCCGGCAGAATCCCAGATGCCGGGCAATCTCGCCGTCGCTGTAGCCGGCTCCCGCCATTCTCCGCAGGCGGGCGCTGTCTTCGGGGGTCCAGGTTCGTCCGTTGCTCATCCTCGCCTCGCGTATGACCAATTGGCATCAATCAAAATTTCCGGCTGGGGCACGTCTACGACTTCACCAGTCTCGTCCATCACCACGATCCAGAGGCGGTGCCCGTCTATTCCGTTTCCTTCCAGGCGTAGCACCAGCCCTTTCTGGATAGTGCCTTGACGCCGGGCGGCAAGGTTTCAGACATGACGCTCACGGGGAGCGGCGGATTAAGCTGGAGCATTTATGCACTTTCCGATCCTGTAGACGCGGCCACGGTGGATTTCGCCGCGATAATAGAAAAACTCCCACCGCCATTCTCCTGGGTACTCGCGCATGGGCGCCCATCTGGCAGGTTGCCATTCCTCGCCGCTTAGGCGTTTGACCCAGTACCAGCCGGGAGGTCTGGCGCTCATCGGGATGTCCTGACCTTTACCGCTTTGGGCTCTGCGCCATCTGTGAGGAGCGCGGTCATGCGTTCCCCATAGTGTTGAATGCGGTTGCGAGCTTTGCGCGCCAAGCGGCCAGAAGATCGGGCGGGATGTGCGGATTGCGGCCCGCGCTGTCGGGGTTGAGGCCCCACGATGGTTGCCACTTGCCCCGCGCTGGATCGTCCATCGGGAGCCACGGGTTGTAGCTCTCCAGGCGCTTTGCCCACTTTGCGCTGTCCGGAAGCCGGGGGCGCGGCGGCCCGTCAGGGCTAGCCGACGCGCTCGCGGCGTCAACAATGGTCTCTCCATGAGGATTATCTGAAGGTGAAGGTGGCGGGCATTCTCCGCGCATTGCCCGGCGCATGCGCGGCGCATTGCCCGGCGCATCGGATTGCGGCTTGTTCCACCGCGCCTCGGCCGCTCGACGCGCCATCTCTGCGCGGCGGTCTGCGTTACCTTCAGCGTTCGCCATCTCCTTGTCGATGCGGCCGTGATGCAGGAAGCCGTCACGCTCCTCAAAGAACGCCACCACGACGCCCTTGATCTTGCGCCAGTGTGCCGGGCTGTCCGCGCACGCAATGCGCCACAGTTGGGCGTCGTCCGCAGGGAGCGCGCCGCCGTGCGTCCAGTAATGCTTAATCAGCATCAGATACGCGCCATGATGGGCCGCTCCGAGATGGCCAGTGTCCTTGGCGTAATCACCCCAATAGATCGGCATCCAGGTATCGACCTTGGCCATTTACGCCGCCATCTCGTCAAAGAGGGTCGCGGCGCTGGCCTCCACGTCCGTCAACGTCCTGCAAGCCTGCCCGAAATATTCCTTTTTCAATTCGACGCCGACAAAGCGCCGCTTTGCCTTGAGCGAGCAATAGCCCTCGCTTCCGATGCCCATAAACGGGCTCAGGACCACGTCGCCGGGGTTGGACCACATGACCAGCGCGCGGTCGATCACGTCGAGCTGTAGCGGGCACAGGTGGCGCTCGTCATTGGCGTTTCGGGCCGCCTTGACGTTCAGCACCCGCGTCTGGTTGACGCTCATCCAGACGGGCGATGCCCATTCCTGCCACTGCTCGACGGGAAAGTCGGATGGATCGTGCGTAATCAATTGCGCGTTGTCGCCCGGCTTGATGAACGTCATCAGGTAATCCGGCATCCCTCCCCGGCTCTTACTGCTGTCCTTCTTCAGTTGCTTGTAAAGCAGGCCGACGTGCTTGGTCCGGGTCATCTCGGTGACGGGGCATTTCCAGATGGTGCGGCGCGAGTGCAGTATCCATCCGGCTTCCTCGTGAATCTTGATGATGTCGCCGCTGAAGTCTTTGATGCCGACTGCGCCGTCCTTCCACTTGGTCAACGGCAAGTCGGAGCAATGCACGGCAGTCAGCCGGCCGGGCTTGGTCACGCGCAGCTTTTCACGGACCAGGAAAGCGTACTGATCGCGGAATTGCTCATCAGTGCTGTTGCCCATGTCCGATATGCTTTCGGAGTAGACGAACAGCGAGCCGAACGGCGGCGAGTAGACGGAAAAGTCGATGCTGCTGTCAGGCAACTGGCCGACTACATCGACGCAATCGCCCCAATAAGCGGTAAAGCGGTCGCCGTGGTTCTCGTTCAAGCAGCGGATCGTAGCCATGCCGGTGTCCTCCCCTTATGTGTCGGCAGATATTCAACCATTCGGCGCGTGGCCTGTGTCGTGGCGCGCTTCATTGCTGCGGCCATCGCGCGCTTCATGCTGGCGTGTTCGTCGGCCTTGCGGTCGATCACGCGCCCAATCTGATCCTCGCCCTCGGCGACAATGATATGAGCCTCGACGGGCTTCGTTTGCCCGAAGCGCCAGCACCTGCGAACGGCCTGATACCAAGCCTCGTAGCTGAAACTGCGGCCCACGAAGGCCATCCTGGCGCAGTGCTGCCAGTTGAGCCCCATGCCGGCGACGCTGGGCTTTGTGATGATGACGCGCGCCGAACCGTCCGCGAACGCCGCGAGGTTTTCCTCCTTGCGCTCAATCGGCATGGAACCGCGCACTTCGATTGCGCCGGGGATGCGGTCGGCCAGAGCGTCGGCCTCGTAATCGGTATCGCACCAGACGACCCACGGCTGAGTACTGGTTTCGACCAGCCGCGCCGCCTCGTCCGCGCGAGCGCCTGCCGTTTGACGCTTCGTGGCGTGCATCGACGTGGCGGACATTTCCAACGCGAATAGCGAGCCGTCCATCGGCTTGACCTCGCCATACGCGGCTTTATGCCGAATGATATTTAAGGCCGGCAGGACGTATCGAGCGCCGTCGTATCCCAGATCCTCGGGGCTCTGCGCCATACGGGACCATGACGCCATCCACTCCCAGAAGGATGTTTCGGCGTGCTTCTTTAGCCGCCACGTCTGCGACGCCGTCGATGCGTCGTTGATGAAAAACCGGGAAAGCATCTCGTTACCGTTCATCGCGCCCAGGAACTCGGATTGCTGCCCAAGCTCCATGTGATCGTTCGGCGCTGGCGTCGCCGTCGCGGCCATCTTGAAGCGGTGGTCCCGGAATGTTTCAATCAGGGCGCGGGTCGTCTTGCCGCTAAAGTTTTTAAGGATCGACGCCTCGTCCATCGACACGACGCCGAAGGCATCGGGCTCGATCCTGTCCAGCCGGTCATAGTTGCAGATGTTGATGCCGGCGCGGGCCTCGGACTGATCCCGGATCACGCGCGCGTCGTAGCCTCGGGCGTGCGCCTCGCGCTCCATCTGCCGTGCGACGGCCAGCGGCGTCAGGATCAGCGCATAGCCATTGCTGGCGCGCATCGCTTTGTCTGCCCACTCAAGCTGACAGAACGTCTTGCCCAGTCCGGTATCAAGATAGAGCCCGCACCGCCCCTGCCGTAGCGCGAAGTCAACGCACGCGGCTTGGAAGTCAAACAGTCCCGCGTTGAGTGATGGAGCCTCGATCCCCGTCGCGTGGGCTCGCGGGCGCTTGGACGCCAGAAACGTCTGATAACCGTCTTTCATTACGCTCCTCTCCTTAGCTCGGCATGTGCCGCCGCTGCGCCCAGGATTTGCCGCACCTTGTCGAATACCTTGCGCTCAGGCGTGCCGGGCTCTGGGCATCGACGGGGGTTGACCTTGACGGCGGCGAGCAGCTTTTCCCGCTCTGGTCCAGCCCAGCGCCGGCGCAATGCGGCGGCGTTCTTGGCGCGGGTTTCGTCGGATGCTTTGAAGCCTTTGGGACGCCCCATCACTTCCCCCTCACCAAATCGAGAAAGTCGCCGGCATCCAGAACCACGATCCAGTGGCGCGAATTGGAGCGGTGGAACACGACCGGCGTGGCGTCGTATCCGCTGTCATCCTGTGCCTGTTCCAGCGCCTTGTAGGCACTGAACGTCTCGGCGCGCTTAACCTCGATATGGAAGCCCGGAAGGCCCACCACGTCGGCACTGTCGCGTCCGCCCTGGTACTGGACGCCGCGCGCACCCTCAAAGCCATGTTCACGGAGGAGCGCCGCAACCTCGCGCTCACCGACTTTGCCCTTTGTCCGGGACATGCGGCTCATAATGCGAGGAGCCCCTGCCCGCCGACGAATGCCGGCACCGGGCGGCGCAGCGAATAGCGCGCCCACTTCTTCTCGCCGTCGCCCTCCAGAACCATATCCACGTCGTGGCCGGCGTCGCGCAGATCCTTAATGCGGGCGGCAAGGCGAAAGCATCCATAGTCCCGCAGGGCATCGATGGGCGTGATGCTCTCGCCGGCCTGGAGGTGCGCGAGGATGGTCTCCGTTTGGGTCATGTGCCGGTCCTCGCGGCTCGCAGGAAGGGCGGGATTGCCGGCATGTTGTCGGACGTATCGTGCGGCAGTGCCGTAGCGTCCGCTCTGGGCACCGGAGGCGCGGAGTCAGCAACTCCCCCACCCGTTTGGGCACCGCAGGATTCCTCTGTCTCTGTGATGACGCCGTCGGCGTCGTGGAACGGCAAATGTTCATGTTCATTTTCATCTGATGAACCTGAACTTTTCTTGGCGAGACGGACGGCCACGATTGAGCGCAGCTTGTGCGCCTTGCCCTGACTGCATCCGAGCGCCTTCTTGATGGCCTCGATCTTCGGCGGCTTACTGGTGTTCGTAAGCGCCATGACGCGAGATACTTCGTCGTCGGCCTGCGTCCACGGGCGCGCGGTCTCGCGTCCCTCGCCCAGCATCCACTTGTATTCATCCATCAGGTCTTCGAGGCGGGTCGTCTCAACCGGGTCTTTGGCGAGCTTCTTACGGCGCGCGACGATCTTGCGGACGACCG